CTGCCTGTTTTAGGTCTGGGCAAGACTGGTCAAGGCGTTGTGTTCAGCAGCCAGACCGGCAATGGCCGGATTGGTGTGCCGGGTATAGCCGTTGCGTCAGCCATATCGTCGTTTTCGGTTATGGGGTGGGTGAATACGACGTTGCAATCCGCCATTCTGTTCGGTGGGCGCAATTCGACTAACGGCAATTCGATCCTTACGCTGGTTACCGATTACAATGGCGTCAACAATGGCTACACTGGCGCCGCTTCGATTTGCATACGCGACGATGCCGGGGCCGGCATTTCAATAGCGAATGGCACGACTGCGCTCAACGATGGTACTTGGCATCACATTGCCGGTGTATTTGACGGCAGCAGTGGATCAGGCAGTCAGATCCTTCGCATCTTCGTCGATGGTGCGCAGCAGAATTTTATCACGGCGCCGCTGACGACAGGAATTACACTCGACAATATCGGCGCGAATATTGGTTGGGAATTTTTTAACGGTTGGGGCACTGCTGCCAGTTTTGACGATTTTCGTTTTTATGGTCGTGCGCTGTCAGCGGCGGAAATCGCCGCGATCTTCACGCTGCAAGCTCCCGCTTCGGGATTGATACTTAATCAAAGGTTGACGACGCGTTCGAGTTTGGTCGGTACCGGATCAGTAACGACAACTCCTATTGTATTGAAAGGTGGCGTTCAGCAACAGATCACGGCACAGTTTGCCGGGACTGGTGTTGTTAGTATTGCCAGTCCGATTATCCGCACGCACGGAAATGTCATTCCGATCTCGGCGGTGTTTGCTGGCGCGGGTGCGTTTGTTCCGACTTGGTATCTGATCTATCCCAAGTCAATTCACTATCCGGCACAAATCAATATTTCGGCTACCTTTGCCGGCGAAGGCAGCCTGCAGGTGGTCGTTCCCGAATCCGACGTCAACATGTACATGACGACGGATCCGGTCAATCCTGGCATTTATCCATTAGCTGGCTCCGACGTGTTATATCGTGCGGCTGCCGGCTTGGAAAAAGCCATGTCCGACGTCGATGCCGGTCGGTTGATTGCCACTTACGCCGAGCTCGTGCGTGATCAGTGGGATCCGTGGGCGATCAGTTATCGTAATCTCGGATTTTTGGCTTGGGCGAGCGGCGTCAATCTCTGGGAAGATGATTGGTCCGAGCAGCAACGGCGGCAATGGGTCGCCGATCAGTGGACCTTCAAATACTATCGCGGTTCCGATCTCGGCATGAAAATGGCCGTCGAGGAAGTCGGGGCCAAGTTGTTGAAGTTGATACGGCCGCCGGCACAATTCTTTCCGGGATCTTCACTGACGCCGGCCGAGCGGCAAGCTTATGTGGCACGTTTTCCGCAGTTGCGGTTATATCCGTATGCGCCGCGGCCGCAGCTGGCGTGGCTGAACTATCTCGGCGGGGAAATTCCTGACGCACAGGGCAATCCGAAATTTGTGCATAACGGACGTTTCTTTGGTCCGTATCGCCCGTTTTATCCGACTAATTTCAATGCTGGTGGTTTGTATTTACGCAAAGCCACTTATTACGATCCGCGCACGGGTGTTGAAACGCAATTGACGGTGCGGACCGTGGTCGGTGTACCGGTGCCCGGCATGCCGGTGACGACGTATGACGAAGTTCAATTGCCGATTAATCCCGGCAATCTGTTTTTTCCCGGTACTGGCAATGAGCAATATCTGGTTCCGCGTGGAACCGCGCTTACTATAACACGTCGTCACGCTGTGGTGTTGGGGCGATTGCCGTTTGAAGCGCAACGGCTGATCCGTGTTCCGCGTGACGGCACGTTGACGACGACGCAGTATCAGGCGATTTTTCAAACGGTTTCACCCGATCTAAAGCCGATCAATGTGCGACCCGAATTGGTCGAACAGGAACATCCAATCCGATCGACCGAGCTCTATTGCGGACAGCCGTTGCTGCGAAAATTTTTGCCGAAGACCAACGCCGGATTATTTTTCTATGAGCGTTGGTATTTGTTCGACCCGACGCGTCAACCAGATCAGCGTTGGGCGCGCACGTATATGGGACGCGCGCGGTTCGGCATTCCAAAATATAGTGCCATAGCAAAAATCGACGCGAGTTTTCCGTGGCCCAGTCGCTCGGCATATTATGGTGGTTTCTTTGGCCACGGACGATTTTTTGCTCCACGAAATACTAAACGCATTGATCAGGTGCGGCGTGCAGTTACAGCAGCGATGGCGCTGCGTGACACTGTACTGATCGATACCAAGATCAAACGCCGTATCCAACTCAGAGACGTAACCTTGCTCGACGGCACCTTCAAACTAGGCCAGTGGGTAACCGATCTGTCTTAAGGTTTGAGTGAAATGTATTTGGCTGCCGCAAGCAATAGTTTTGGGTTGTCTTTGAAATAACCGAGCCCGGCGTTGCAATGATGGCAAAGTAGTCCGCGTATTTTCTTGGTGCTGTGACAGTGATCCACGTTCCAGACTTCCAGCTTGTTACGAATTGATGGGTAAATTGTTTTGGTTTTTTGTTTGCGTCCGCGTCTCTGTATTCCAGGCTTTTTACTTTTACAAATAGCGCAACGTCCTTTTTGTTGTTTAAGTAGTGTTTGGTAAGCTGCTAACGTTGATCCATAATTTTTTAGGCGATGTTTTAATCCAGCTTTCAAAGCGCTTGCGGCATACTGTTCTGGATTATTCCAAGCCCAGCTTAACGTTGATTTTTGTAAACGTTTTCGTCCCTCTTTTGTTTTCCATAAAGCGCGTCGGTAGTTATTAGTTCTTTGACGAGCTTTTGCGCGGAAATTCGGGTCACTGCGATATAGTTTGCGCTTATATTCCCGTTCCCACGCACGATAAGCTTCGGTACGCACTCGTTTGGTGCGTTTGGGTTCCGCCTTGGTCATGTTTGCAGGCCTCCCTGGTCGCTATGACCTTTCTATTACGTCAATGAGTATTGGACAAGGAGATTAGGTTATGAGTGAGAAGGAGGTGTTGTTTGAAGATAATATGGAAACCCAAGCTCAAGACTTCATCAACATGCAGGAGTACATCGGCGATTCGATTGACCATATCGTCACCGATGCGATCGACAGCGGCAATGCCTACACGGGTCTCACCGTCACCAAAGCTGCGGCAACCCAGGTCTCGATTGGTGTTGGGCGTTTGTATTGGGGCGGTGCCGTATATGTGCTCGAGGATCCGGTCACTATTGATTTTCAATCAATTGCCGGCGCAATGCCGGTTACGCAGTTTCGGCAAATCGCAATCGTTGCTTGGGGCTCGACGATTAACAGCGACGTAGAGCCGCGCAATTTCGTCGTCGATGCTGATACCGGTCAAGCGCAGCCGGAAAGTGTGTCGATGGAGCAAATCCGGCTTTGTAATATCGGATCAGTCAGTGGCACGGAGGCTCCCAGCCCAAATTATCCGCCGGTACAACCGACTAATCTATTAGTCGGCTATGTGCTGCTGAACCCGGCTGGTGTGGTGTCGATCCAACAATCGACAACTACACAATTGGCTAATTTGACTTCCGTCGAAGGCCAAATGCAATCGCTGTCGGCGGTTGTCAGTCAGGAACAAACGCAAATTGCTACGCTACAAACGGCGTTGGCTAGTCTGGCTGCACAGTTTGCCAATTACGTGTCGTTGGATAAATTCAACAAGCTGTCCGACTTGGTGAATTGGTGTTATCAGAAATTATTGCAGCCGCCGTCATTTGTGCTCAATACGATCGACAATTTTTTCGATACTTCGCAATCGGCAGTCGGCACTAATGTCGACGGCGCATACAGTGCGTATATTGCTAGCGGTTTGCGGTTTGGTTCCGGTGCATCGTGGACCGGCAAACTGGCATTGAACAATCCCACTGAACCTTTGGTGCAAGCGTGGGACACTTACATTTTGCCAAAACCGTCGGGCAGTCGCATTCGTATGGATTGCTCGTTTCCGAGTTTGGATTGGACCTTGGAAGCACTTCTCAATCATCCCTATTGGACTTTCGCGCCGCGACGTCTCAATTGGGCGCGTTATCGCTATCGTTGTGGGCCGCCCTATTTGCCGACGGCGCAGTCGATCATTCTGGCCAGTGTGGCAACTTGCGATCCGCTGGTCAGTTTCTTGATGTTCGATCTGGAAGCTTGGGTGCCGATCTACAATAATGCCGTGATATTGCACACCGAATTCAATTGCGATTTTCCGCGCTGGGATGCTTATCGGTACAAATATTACTGGAATGATTGGGTAGATGTCGATTATTGGTCAAAAGTTTACACCAATTATTCCTATTCTCACAATCATATGGCGCAGTCATTCTTGAATTCGCAGGATGGCTGGCTTTCCGGCATCACACTATTTTCCATGCAGCCTTCCTATTTTCAACCCTTGTCGCTGCACATTTCGGCCTGTGACGATCAAGGTGTGCCGGATCATACGCAAACGTTGGGCAAGATCGATCTCGACGCCAACAGCATTCAGCCTTGTTATCAGACGCCGTTGCTTGGCGGCGACGTTCTTCCAGTGTGGTTGCTGCAACCAATATGGGGACCAAATGGCGGTCCCGGCGGCATGACTTACGCCGTGTATTACGCGTCGCTGTATGGTTGGCAGTACGTGTATCAGGTATGGGGTTTTCCGATTTATGTTTATCCGCTGCGTCTTACTTTCAGTCCAGTATTTCTGAAGGCTGGCCAGCGTTATGCCTTCCACGTGCATTCTACCTACGCCCATCAATTTGCTTGTTCGACCGATCGCAGTTGCTATCAAGTGCACGGCGGCGATTTCTGGGATTATGACGGTTCCAGCTGGTTCCGTGTTGCGGCGAGCCCGCGATCCTTGAAATTTCAGCTGTGGTATTTGACTTGGGGCAATTGGGGAAATCAGCCGAACCCGGGCGGTCAGCTGCGCTACGACATCCAGTTGCAGACGCTGCAATTGGCCGGAGGCATCGCCAATATCGACGTGTTGGCCGAGCACATCGTGCCGGCAGCCACCGATTTGAATTACGCAGTCCAGGTTGGCGGCTCGTGGCAACCGTTCGATGCCGATCCTAATTCGCCGTCCTTTACTGGTAATCCGGCGTTGTTGCCGTTCAAGGTGACCTTTACCGGGACTAGCGATTTGATGCCCGGCGTGAGCCTGACCAACAGTCAGTTGAAACTGACTGGGCCGGCGATGAGCTCCTATCATCATATCTCGACAAATATTCCGTGTACTGCGACGGGGAGCAATGGCGTCAAGGTCCAGGCTCAGGCGATGAGTTTTGTCTCTGGGCATCACACGTTGAATTGTCACATTCGTACCAGTGGCGGTCAGTTGACCCCGGCGCCGGTTTCACAGGCCACCAATCCCGACGGCACGACGCAGCTGACGTGGACCTTCAGCGTGGCCGGTATCACCGGCTATCAAATTGAATTGGATGGCGGCACGGACGGCACTGGCGACAATTTTGTGGTGTCGCAACGTGCTTCGTTCTCGGCATAAATGGAGAATTTTTCAATGCCTAGTTTGCCTGGATATTACAAGGTCACCGTCAATACGATCTTCAGCGCGTACAACGACTATTTTACGCCCGGCGTCATCTATTGGGTGACGGCAGAACAATATAACGGCCAGATTGCTGACGGGCGCAACTTTAAAGATCTGTGCGCGCAAGCTCAGCTCGAGCAGCCGATAACGCAATAGCGCCATGGCTTCAACCTTACTTCAGCCCAGTGACATTCTGTTTGTCAGTGATCAGCAGCCGCTGACGCTGGCGACGATGAATGGCATTTTCAATCAGTTCATTCAGTCGATCAATGGCGTCTTGACTCGAATGGACGGCTACGACAATGCCGTGCAGAATCTGGTCAATCTCGGCTTGGCTAACATCAATTCGACGTTGGGTCCGTTCCTGACCACGTTGCAGCAAGCGGCGCAACTCGGATTTTTGGTGGCGGAAGCCGATGGCACGACGCTGTCATTGCAAGTCGGGCAGCCGTTCAATTGTGTGATGACATCGAATGGCGCTTCCTTGTTCACGCCAACGCTTTGGTTGATGGCGCTCGACGTCAACGATTCCACCAACTGGGGCATCTTACAGTTGGTGAATTGGGTGCACACGAATTTGAATTTAACGACAACTTGCATCTATGCCAGCAAAACTAAATCTTCGAGCTCCTGGCAAATTTGTTGTGGCAGTGGCGTGCTCAACGCCATGGTCAATGATCTCAATGCTGCGACTACGGCTGCGACGAATGCGCAAGCTGCTAATACGAGTGCGCAATCGGCGCAGACGTTTTGTGCCGGCGTCGTTGGTTCAATTCAAGCCGGCAGCGTCGTCAGTGTCTCCGGTCACACCGGGGTGGTGAATTTAGTCGAAAGTGACATTTCTGGATTGACGTCCGATTTGTCGGCGCGACCAACGATAACGTATCTCAATAATCAGTTGTCGGGTGTGCAACCGCACAGTGCCACATTGGATCAGTTGAGCGCGTTGGCGTTGTCGAGTTTTATTACTGCTTTTCTAAGCTCGGCGAACGCCAGCACGGCCATGAGTACCTTGGGCGCGGCGACCTTGTCGTCGCCGGCATTTACGGGTGCTCCGTCGGCGCCAACGCCGACCGCCGGAGACAATAGCACGCGATTGGCAACTACGGCATTCGATACTGCGGCCATTGCTGCGGCGTTGACCGCCTATACTCCTACTTCGGGATTGCCGACGGCGATCCAGGGCACGACCATCAACTCGTCGCAGATCGCTGCGGCGTTCGATGATCAGACCGGGACAACTTATTCT